ATGCAGAAAGACGTTAATCTTAACATTCGGATGTCGCCAGACCTCAAGCGGGTTTTGGCGCAGGTTGCGGAGCAACAAGGGCTTTCGGTTAGTTTGATAGTGCGCAAACTAATTGAACGGTATATCCAAGACAACGCACAGATAGACATTTTTAAGCAAAAAACTGGAGTTAAAAATGGTAAAAGTAAAAGTCATTGAAACTGGCAAAACTGATATTCTGAAATTTGTTGTGGATGGTTGTGATGTTTTGCCGGATCTGATGGAAGGCTGTGATTTTGAAGAAGGTTGGGATGAGGAATTGGCGGAAGTTTTATTGATTCCTCAAAATGAATATGATTGGTGGATTCATATGATTGAATTGTTATATGAAGAGAAGGCTCTTAAAGAAGAACTTGAGGAAGAGCAGGGCAGTGAGGCGGTTAATAAGGCGTTTTGGGAAGCTCAATCCTATGGCGATATCGACTTGGATGATTGCACTAGGCGCAGTATCGCGGTGCTTAAAGAGGCTTTAGGTAGAGAGGCTTAATTTCAAGCGGGGATTTTCCCCGCTTTTTTTCGCGTGCTCCTACCGTGGCGCCTCACGGGCATGGCCGCGCGGTAGGCGGCGCTCGGTGGTGCTACGGGATGCGGGCAGTATTCCGCCGGGACTGCCGGGGTGTTCGTGGTTCCTGGCTCCCCACAGCGGGCTGCGCGACGGGAACAGGTGGGGCAGCGCAACGGATGTATTGCGGCGCCCCCGGTGTTGCTCGCCCTTGTTGGCCAAAGCGGTATTTCGTCACGCATCGGCTGTTCTTTCGGGAACCCGTCGTTTACTAAAGCCGTCGTCCGGGCAAAGCGAAGCGTCCGCGCCAGCGGTTGACCGGACAAGGTTAGTCCTTGTGGTTTCGGCTTATTGGATGCGGTTTTGCCTTCCAGGCTGTAGGCGTCCCAAAGCGAAGCGTCCGCGCCAGCGGTTGGGGCGCGTTATTTAGTCAATCGGTGCGCAACGATGCTCCCCGGTAGTGATTACGGGGCGTTAATCTTTCGGCGTGAACGGGGGCAAGTCGGGTCTAGTAGTACCCGACTTAGTACCATTTTTCACCACTTTTAAGGTTGCAGAAAGGTTTTGGAAAGGTTTTGTTGTTTTTTTGACATTTGACGCGCTAGGCGCTTTCTGTTAGTCCTATTTGTATTTTATATTCTGAATCAAGGTATGCGCTTTTGATTGATTTAATTAATATTGCGTGTACCAGCTCTGAGTCTTTTACTGGTGCCTTTCCTGCTTCCACTAGCTTTTTGTTTAGCTCAATGGCTTTTTTTCTTATGGCTTCCTGTTCCAAATCGTTGATTCTCATCGTTGTTGCCATAGTTCTGCCTTTTAGAAAAATTGTAAATGTATATGCAGGTTTGCGCGTGAACAAGTGATTTGTTCTTGACTTTACACGTTTAACTGTTTATGTTTAGCCTAGTTATTTACACATTTACAAGTGATTATTTGTGATTGACTGGCTGAACATTGAGGTTCCGTTTGTGCATCTGCCCATCAGGCAGGGTCGCCGTATGGTCATTGACCACGACGGCACAATCACCTCCGAGTTCGTCATGTTTCGCGGCGTTGAAAACACTTTCGATGACGAGGGCAGTTATTCCAGTCGCGTTGCCGTGTCCAGCATTGACAGCGATTACACCACCGCGCAGGTGGGGCGTTTGCCGTCTGGCATGGTTTCAGGCATCTCCGTCAAGGGCAACCCGACGAAGTACTTGCAAGGTCATAACATTTTCGGCATCTCCTGCATTCGCACGTTGGCGCGTTCGGTCATTGCCGATGTTCTGCCTAAGCTCGGATTTTCTGCTACCGACACCGCGCGCGCCGTAAAAAAAATCGATGCGGGCGAGTACCGCGTAACAAAGATTGACCTTACCAAAATGTTTCGGCTCGGCAGCGACCAGGATGTGCGCGATTACTTGCGGATGATGCCGTTTACGGTCAGCGCGCGCGGCGACCGTTGTGAGTTCTGCAAAAACACATTCTACGTCGGCAAACACTCCGGCCTGTGGTCTCTCAAGATTTATAACAAGTTCCTTGAAATTACCAGCCGTTCCAAAGCGCACCGCCTGCCGGATTTTTTGCCGCGCGATGCGTTTGAACAATTCACTGCCGGACAACTCCGCGTTGAGCTTGTTCTGCAAAAACAGATTTTAGACCGTCTTCAATTAACCAATCCCGTCCTTTTACAGACAAAACTCAATGAATTATTTGATGAATTTATCGGGAGAATTACGATGCGCAACCAGCACATTAAAGAAATCGATTATATGGAACTTGGTACCGCTTACCGTAAAACATTTGAATTGTGGCGTTCTGGTAAAGATTTGAAAATAGAGATGGCGAAAAATACTTATTACCGTCATCGGCGGAAATTTCTTGAATTGGGCGTTGATATATCGAAGCCGCCAATTATGGCGGAAGACCGCACGGCGATAGTGCAGCCAATAAAAGTATTGGCTCCGATGGAGGTCGTAGAGATTCCGCAGAATTTGCAGCGGTATCTGTTGAAGGTGGCATGATGACACAAGATTTGATGCAGGAATCTGTCGAGCGGCAGGGATGCAGACCCTTTATGGGTGAAGTAAGCGTTGCTTGCAACCTTCGGAACCTGCTTAGGAGTGTGCGAGTTAGCAGGGCGCAGCCCGTCTGCCGCCCAAAAAAGATTTCAGGAGATAGTTGTGAATAAAGAAGATTTACAAAATGAATTGGAGAGTGCGCAGGCAAGAAATAAAGAAATAGAAGCGGAGCTTGAGCGTTATCAGGAAATGGTTAATTTACTGGTTGAAGAAATGCTCGAAAATGATGAGTTGATTCAGCATTTGCAGACGCAAATAGAATTGGCTGGAGATAGTGAAAATGAAGATGAGGAATAAACGATGCAAACCGTATCACGATACATTTATGTAGGAGCAAGCTGTTATAGCTTCACCGATGAGAAAGGGCGCCCGGTACAGGGTGCGAAGCTCTTTTTAGTGCCGACTGAGATGGCAAAAAAAGAAAACGTTACTGGCTATGCCGTGGACGTGGTAAATGCCGATTATGGCCTTTTTGCGCAATGCCGGGCGTTGCAACCGATGAAAGTTTATGATTTTAACATGGACGTTGATTTATCCGGCAAAACGCCGCGCGTTCGTGTTCAAGGTATTTTGGGCGAAGTACAAAAAGAAAAAGCATCATGACCGGATACTACCTCTGCGAGATAGTGCAGGGGGCGCCGTCGAATTGCATTGCAATTCCGGCGGAAAGAACAATGCAGATTTCAGAGATGATAACCATCATATCTGTGTTGTGGGCGGCGATTGGTGTTGCTTTCATTTGTCGCCTAATTGGTAAGCAACTTTCAACTTAAAGGAATGAACCATGAAGAAAAAACTTCTGGCTGTAACGGCGTTTGCGATGGCTTCGCCCGTGTTTGCTGAAGGGATGGGCGAGGCGGCGGTAAAAGCCGTTCAAGAAGCCGCCAAAGATGCAAACCCGGTTTACGTGGCGGTAATCGCCGCCTTGGCGGGTTTCTTCGTCGTCAAGCTCATCCGCAAAGCGTTATGAGGAAAGCGGGGGCAACCCCGCTTTTTTAATGATGATTGAATACAATCTTGGCTTGTTAATAATTGCGACGTTTGTTGCAATAGCGTTTATGGTGATGTGGCAATGAAGATGAAGACTTTAATTCGTTTCTTTTATATAGTTTATATTTATTGCCTTTTAATTTTTTCCATTCTTACAGTCTTAACATGTCTTTTTTGGGAATGGTTATAAGGTATACGCCTCTTTTGCATTGTTATTTGTATGAAACGCTACTTTTTTCTGCTTTTTCTATTTTTTGCTTTTTCTGTGAAGGCGGAAAAAGCAAATATCTATTACGTTGGCGAAACGGATTATTGTGCGTCAATGACTGCGGAAGGTTCATTTTCATGCCTGCAAAATGCGCGTCCTGATTTAGATATGAAAATGATACCTGCTGAAAGTTCGCTTTGTGATGGCGGCTCTAAGCGCCATCCTTACTGTGTTTTGACGCGATTCAAGGGGAGTGATGAAGAATTTGATTTTGCTGAATATCGCCTTTGGATTAGTGTTATAAGCAAGGCTTGCTACAAGGTCGAGAATGTTTTGAACAACGGTGTGAGTGATGGTGTCCATTTGCCTAAAGAATTGCATGAATTGCATTACCTACGCGCGCCGGAAGGTAAAAATGCAAAGGATTATTTTCCCAAGGAATTTGACCAATGCGAAAATAATTGCATGATGCACTATCATGAATATTTGTATGAAGATGGTAGTCCGGTATTGCCTATTGAAGAAGATGGCACCTCGCGCAAAGGATTTCGCAAAACGCAAACGGGTCAAGTCTGTGTTAAACCGCCGCCGGAAGATGACAAACCAAATCAACCTTCAGATGAATGGCTGATTTGTCCGTCTCATAAGGGCGTCTACAAACGGGGAACCGAACCTACGGGCGATTGTGCGCTGACACCGCCTAAACCGAAAGAACCTGACGAACCGAAGAAACCAGAAAATCCGGGGCAGCCGCCGAAGGATGAACCGAAGAAACCGGATAATCCCAATCCGCCGGAGAACCCGAAGGAACCGGAAAAGCCCGATGATAAAAAACCCGGACGTGGCTCTGGTGGTGGTGGCGGCGGTGGCTCTGGTGGCAATGGTAGTGGCGATGTTGACCCGTCCAAGCCGCCGGAACAACCGCCAGAAACCAAGCCTAAACCCGGTGGCGGTGGTTCTGGTGGTGGTGGTGGCGGCAACCAACCCAAGCCGCCAGAACAGCCGCAGCCGCCGTCAAATCCGGGGGGTGGTGGCTCTGGTGGCGACAAACCCAAACCCGGCGGCGATAGCGGCAATGATGATGACCATGGCAGCCCTAAAGGCAAGGATGATGGTAAGGGTGATGGTGATGGTAAGGGGGATGGTAAAGGCTCTATTAGTGGAGGCAATTGTAAAACGGGTAAAGCGCCAGATTGTAAGGGCGATCAGGTGCAATGTTATATCGCCCGTGAACAATGGCGCACCTCATGCCTGGCTGAAGCGGGGCGAACTGATTTGGATAGTAAAGGTGATTGCAAGACCGGGAAAAAGCCCGTTTGCCGGGGTGATGCGACGACCTGCTATCAAGTTGAACTACAGTTTGAGCAGATGTGTGCAGCGGCGGCGCAAGGTGGCGGAGAACCGGATTTTGAAGGCGCTAAGCAGGGCTTTGGTGATGATGTAGGCGTGGGTGAAATAAAAGATTCTGCGGGTTTGGGTGATGCGCCGACCAAGGACGACATTAAAAACACTTTCGGCAAGGAGGTTGATGTTTCAGGTTATGCCAACCGTTTTGACGACCGTGGATTTATCGGTGGCAAGGCTTGTATGGCGCCACAACGTTACACGGTTGGCGGCATTACTTTTACAATTGATTGGGGTTATCTCTGCCTCTTTTTGCAATACGTTGGTTATTTTGTTGTAGCTGTAGGTTATTTCATGGGATTTCGGATTGTATCGGGAGGTTTTGACTGATGGCTCTGCCGCTTGTGGGTCCATTGTTGGGCGGATTGTTTCGTTTTCTTTTGGTCAAGTTGCTTGGCGGCTTGGCCAAGGCCTTGCTTTTTTTGTTGGCCTTTATGGTTTTTCGTCTGCTGGCGTTGATTGGCTTTAGCTACATCATTTATAAGGGTTTTGACAGTTATGCGCAGGGCATTCTGCAAAAAATCATTGCGCAGTTTGGCCATTTGCCGGAGTTTATTTTGCAAATGTTATCTTTGATGCAATTTGACGTGTTCCTTTCGATAATTGTCAGCGCTTATGCGCTCAAATTTTCGATAAAAGGGGCTTCTAAACTAACCTTACTTGGATAAAACATGATATTTCTTATTACTGGCAAGCCGGGGAGCTTCAAAACTCTATCTACAATCGAACGGGTGCAAAAATACCAACAAGACCAGGCGAAGCAGGGTTTGGTGCGCGATGTCTACACTAATATCAATGGCATTGCGGTTGAGGGCTGGAAAACGTTGGATGACCCGCAAAAATGGTATGAGTTGCCCGAAGGGGCGATTATTGTTGTGGATGAATGCCAAAAAGAAACGGCAGGTTTCGGGGCGATGAGTGCGACGGCGCGCCAGCCGGAAACTATTACCGAGCTTGAAACGCATCGCCATCATGGTTTTGACTTGTTTTTAATCACGCAAGGCGTGCATCTCATCAACTCGCGCATTAAGCCGTTGGTAGATGAGCATTATCACTATTTGCGCAAATACGGTTGGAATCGTGCGCATCTCTATATTTCTACCGGGGTAATTCCGACCACGGAGCGCGAGGCGGTATTGCGCAAGGAATATGAACACAAACTTTATCGCCCGTCCAAGAAGACCTATGCGCTCTATCAGTCATCAACGTTGCATACGGTGCAACGACGTATTCCGCCTGCGGTGTTGTACGGTGTGCCAGCGTTATTGCTGTTTGTCTGGCTGATTTGGCACGGCATAAATTCTGTTCGCAGCATGGCGGGCGATGAACCTCCAAAGCAAGAGGTACAGACGAAAGCGGCGGAAGAGGCAGCGGCAAAAGTAGCGGCGGAAGCGGCGACGGGAAAGCGCTTGCCGGGGGTAATGATGGAATCAATACCTCCGGCGCTGGATTTAATCCGATGACGGCTTATGTGCCGAGGATTGAGGCCATGCCGGAAACTGCGCCTGCTTATGATGACTTGCGCAAGCCAAAGGATTTTCCGCGTGCGCAGTGCATGGCCAGTAAGAAGCGCGGTTGCCAATGTTACACCCAGCAAGGTTCTCTCATGCGTGATTATCCGCGTGAGTTGTGCCTGGCTAGGGTGCGTGATGGTTATTTCGATCCGACGCGTGAGCCGTCAAGCGACAAGCGGGAGGCGCGCGGCGCGGGGGCTCGCGACGTAGGAGCGAGGGGACGCGCCGACGCGCCACAGGCGTTAAGCGTGGCCGCGCAATAGTTATCCGCAAAAAATGTGGGCAATTTCCTAGAATGAAGATTATGACAAGAAATAACCGCGATTCTGGCCTGCTACGCGCCTCAGGCTGAATTCTGCTATTATCCGCGCCGTTTTTTTGCAACACGGATATTTACCATGACTTTTA